GCGCAGAGGAGCAGATGCGCAGCGGCCCGGAGGGGAAGGGGAGCAGATGAGCAGATGAGCAGATGAGCAGATGAGCAGATGAGCAGATGAGCAGATGAGCAGATGAGCAGATGAGCAGATGAGCAATTGTAACGGGCAGTTGATATCGAGGATAGATATTAGGAATTGAAATTATGAAGTAAATTGCAGGCACAAAAAAACCGCCCTTGGGCGGTCACGACATTACTGCATATTGCTTTGATTTTATTTGGTTTTAGCGACTACTAAATATGGTACCCGGGGCGGGACTTGAACCCGCACAGCCATAAGCCGAGGGATTTTAAATCAGTAGCTTTACCTATCTTTATCATATAGATAGCATGATTTTTCATAAAATCACTTGTTTTCTTTACCCATTTAATTCATGTGCTTAGGATCGCTACCGCTTCGATATTATGAATGCTAGTGATTAATTTTTATACATGCATACCACGGTCCGGCATATCAGCTAATTTCGCCAGTAAAGTAAAGTTTTACTCATCTATGCCGATGCTATCTTGTGAAAGACACGACATAAATGTGCTTTTTAGGACGTTTGCTTGTGTAAAAACTGACTAAAATTATTGCAAGGTAATTTGATAGGCGTAATATCCTTTGCCACAAAGGATACTTTTATCCACTAAAAATGAATAGTTAGATAGGATTTAATCCCAAAAACACAAGATGTAGTGCTCTTAGATGGATTAATCACTACATGTTGTAAATGGAGCGTATTATGACAGCTACTGAACTTTATCAAACGTTTAGCATCCAGAGCGCTGAGTACAGCACCCATGATAAACCTGAAGATTTGGCGCGAAAAATCATGGAAAACTCAAGTTTATCCACCGCTAAAAAATCAGTGGTTTACACGTCTGGCACCGCAACCTTTAGTGGTGTTCAGCCTATGAACAACGGACAGGTTCTATATAGTTATTAATTATGCCAAATTGGAATAAGGTATTGGGCGAGATGACTCTTCTCGCCCAGAAATCCCCACAGGATGTAGTTAGAACTAAATACTTAAAGCTTCTTCAAAAGAAAACCGGACGTAATGTGATCGCATATTACTCCGGTTTTTTGCAAAAAAATTCCGATGATATCAACCATTTAATATCCATTTCAGATGATGATAAAAATGGCTTTATGGCTGCAATCAATGGGTTGGATGCAAGTAAGGGCCTTGACCTATTACTACATACTCCCGGCGGTAACATTGCTGCCTTAGAATCTATTGGCTACTACCTAAGAGAAAAATTCGGTCGGGATATTCGTGCTTTCGTGCCTATGATGGCAATGTCAGCAGGCACAATGCTTGCTTGTAGCGCAAAAGAAATTGTAATGGGCAAACAATCCAACATTGGACCATTTGACCCTCAATTCGGCACGCTCCCTGCTCATGGCGTTATTGAAGAGTTTAATAAGGCTCGCGACGAGATTCTCAAAAATCCTCAAGCTGCTGCTGTGTGGCAATTTGTGTTAAGTAAGTACAATCCAACTTTCATTGGTCAGTGCGAAAAAGCAATTACATGGGCCACAGAAATAGTGAGCCAATGGCTGCGCGATGGAATGTTTCATGGTGACCCGGATGCTGAGCAGAAAGCACAATCAATTTGCTCTAAGCTCAATGATCCTCGTACTACTTACGCTCATGCTAGGCATATTCACATGAAGAAAGCATTGGAGATTGGCTTAGTTGTTACAGAGCTAGAGCAAGACCAAGAGGTACAGGACCTTGTGTTGACTATCCATCACAGTTTCATGCATACCTTTGGTACCAGCCCTGCGGCTAAAATTATTGAAAATCATAATGGCGCGAGAATGGTCTGGAATGCTGGAGCTAAGATCTAGTTAAAAGTGCCATTAAGCGAACAAAAGCAGCCTATTATGGCTGCTTTTTTTATAACCTAAAATTGCCGCTTCGCTAGCTTTTCCTTAGCGCCATCCTATTATCAATGTGTCACTTCTACTTCCCTGTGATGTTGACCTGCTCTCATTGGAAATGTTTGGCATAGGATTGTGCCTAGCCCGGTCAGCCACCACTACCGGGCTTTTTGTTGCCTGCTGTTCAGCGGTGGTAACTTTTGCATATCATTAATATGAGCATGGCTAGTTAAAAATCATCAGATAACGTCCAGGAGCGCCGTTTTATCCCGGTTGGACCATGTTATAGATGGTGATGATTGTGAACTTTGGCGAACTTCGACAATCTGTTATGCCCCACATATGCCCCATGACTAATTCACCGCTGTGCCTTGTACCTCTCTGCCCTTAACATGCGCAAAACAGGTATCAGTTGCTCCCGAATCATTTTGGCTAACTGGCTGTCGATTGCTGGCGTTCTACTCATCAGCACCTCATCCATGTAAATGATGTATGAGCGCGTCAGGTTAATGTACCGATCCAGTTCGGCGAGATTATCAGTGGCCACAGCAGCATCCTTTGCTTTGGGTTATCCGTCTATAGTGCTGTAACGTGATCACACTGTCTGTCATGCGCTTATGAAATAGATGTAAGGCTTCTACTTCATATTGGTGAGCCGTCCTGTTCGTGTATCGCAGTCACCTCATGCGTTACCACTCCCACCACGGCCACATCCTCAAGCAGATCATCTTCCAGAGTCAGGCCGTCATCCGTTATAATCCGGATAGGATGCAGATAAGCGAGACCCCATTCATAGAGGCCTGACATATCCAGCAGGACAGTGTCGCCGTTCTGCGGCCGCCGCTTCTCATCAACGATGCAACTCCGCCCTTTCCACTCCACCAGGTAACATGTACTGCTGGTTGCCATGACCTTTTGAACCGGCAGTGTCATCTCGCCACTGGCAGGTCCGAATAGCGAGTGGTGTATGCCGGGGACAACATTTCCCGCTTCATTGCCCACGCTTTCTGAGTACCCTGTCCTGCGAACCATAGTTTCCCCTTCCCGCTCTGGTTAAGGCCGTCTACAACGCGCATCAGCGCCTCACTGTTGGCCTGTGGTTTGTGTTCGTCGAATAGATTGAGTTGCGACACGCCCTGACTGAAGAAATCGCCAAGCATAACTCCTGCTTTCATATAGCGCCGGTTGTCCATCCAGATGCGATCAAGCATTTCCATCGCAACCCGGATAATGTCGCGGGTATCGTTGGATGGAGTCATCAAATTACCCATCGCCTGATTACCGTAATAAATTTCATTTTCTGCGTGTGGGCTGGTCCGGACGAATACCGCAACCTGTCTGCAGAACTGACGCTCTCCTCGTAGCTTCTCGGCAGCACGTTCGGCATAGGCGCATATCGCCTGGCGCATCTCCACGTAATCAGTGATCCGGGAGCCAAACGAGCGTGAGCAGACAATTTGCTGTTTGGTCGGTGCGAACTCCTCTATCTCAAGGCATTGCTCGCCGCGAAGTTCTCGCACCGTTCTCTCCAGCACTACATTGAAGTGCTTACGGATGATGTATGTGCTTTGCTCTGACAGGTCTTTGGCAGTGATGATGCCCATCGCGTTGAGCTTTTTGCTGATTCGCCGGCCAACACCCCAGACGTCCTCGACAGGCACCAGAGCCATGAGTTTCTTCTGCCGATCAATGTTGGAAAGGTCAAGCACACCGCCTGTCTTTGACCACTTTTTTGCAGCGTGATTTGCCAGCTTAGCCAGCGTCTTAGTTGGCGCGATACCAACGCCAACAGTGAGGTGTGTTTCCTGCTTTATGCGCGCCCTTACCCGACGACCGAAATCTTCCAGGGGCTCAATCCTGCTCATTCCCTCAAGCAGCATAAAAGCCTCGTCTATTGAGTAGATTTCAACAGCTGGAGCCATCTCTTCGAGCGTGGTCATTACGCGATTCGACATGTCGGCATACAACGCATAATTCGAACTGAATATGTGAACACCATGCCTTCTGAACTCGTCTTTCAGCTTGAAATACGGCGCGCCCATAGGCACCTGCAACTTTTTAGCTTCTGCAGAACGAGCGATCACGCAGCCATCATTATTCGAAAGCACGACCACCGGCTTGCCGCGCAGGTCTGGACGAAAAACTGTCTCACAACTGGCATAGAACGAATTCACATCAACCAGGGCAAACATCACATGCCACCGTTTGGGTTGAATACCTGAAACACGCGCTCATCACCATCTCTCGGTGAGATGTCGCGAAACGTCGTTGTGTGCGTCTCGATCCACTTATTGGCATCACGAAGTGAATAATCCCACTTGTAGCTTTTAAGCACTGAAACAAAGTCGAGGGTGCTGATGGTGAAGCGGCCTTCAGCATCTCGCTTAATCGCCTGCCTGAAAGCCATCATGATTTCGTAGTCGCGGGGCATGATTTTTCCTCCCTGATAATTACTGTATATGCATACAGTATTATTGATCGGCAGAACTGATCAAGTGGGAGGAGATGAGTATTCGGGAAGAGATTGGCGGGAAAGGGAATTTAGTTGGTGGGAATGAGCCCCGTTGCCGGGGCCAAATTTTTTAGGCATCCAGGCCATCAATGGCTTTCATGCGCTTCTGCAGTTCAGTTATGACATTGTTCTGTTTATCGACAATGCCGGAAAGCTCTTTGATCGCTTCTACAAGCAGGCCAACGGTATCGCCATAGGCAACACCAAGAGCATCAGGAATTACATCACCTTTCTTCAGGTCGTTAACGTCACTCTGGACGGTATAATCGCCCATTGAAGATACAGCCTCTGGAAGAACTTTCTGAAGATCTTGGGCAATAAGGCCAGTGAAAATATTTCCATCTCTTTTTCCCGTGTAACCAGTAAGTGATTTAACCTTTTCTAACGCATCATCTATTACTAAAAGGTCTGTTTTGAACCTCTCATCTGAACCATTGATCCATGTACCATTGGATGCTACCGCGTTGCCACCTATTCCAAAAATCCACCTTTTAAATTGCGAGCCATCACCTAATGTCAGCACACCATATAGAGTGTTTCCTACCACCTCTTCAATAAAAGTCGAAAATTGAGCAGTCGTACCTGATCCAGTGAACATGCTTTGAATCCAGCCGCCCTGGGTTGTCGCCCCTGAAGCACCATTTCTCAAGGCGCGTGATGTTATATTTGCCGCGTTATCAACCTGCAAACCTCCGTTAGTAATATTTACAGCGCTGGTTATGACACCTCCCGACTTGTTGTTTACAGTATTTAGACGTGAATCATTACCCTGCGCAAAAGTACCGGCAGCGGTCCCGAATGGCGTAGCGCTTCCTGTACCACCGTTAGCAATTGCAACAACGCTGTTAGTGGTAAGGGATTCAGCCCATGCTGTCCATGTTCCACTTACGCAAGATCGTGTAAACACCCTTCCTGTGGTTGTATATTGGGCAGTTTGAAAAATTAAAGCTCCGTCAAATCTGGCATTACTTGATATAAAGCAAGTAGCATTTCCCATTGCAGCGGGACCGTTTGTAAGGGTTCCACCCACAAAAGCAGCATTTGTTAAAGTGTTCAGGTCTAAAGAACTTTGATTCCGATAGGTGAATCCTGACAGGCACCACGGCCCCCATGATGGAGAGGTTGCATTCCATGAAGCAGTCAAACTTCTGATATAAATGTTTCCATATCTGGTTGTGTATCTTTGCGTGCCTCTAAACCCTCCCCCTACTAGCACCTCCAACACTCCAGCCTGAGCTTCGGGAATATTAGGCAGAGAATAGCTTGCTGAGTTATTTGCGTCCCATATTCCAATCCCGCCTGAAACCGGGCCAAGATTGTTAATATCAGTTACACCGGCCGTTCCAAGATTACCCATTTGAGGCAAAGCCGCTGCTAAATCTGCAGTCAGTTTAGAGAAGCTGCTGATGGTCACCGTGGTGCCATCTGGCGCAGTCATGGTGATGCTGCCAGTACCCGTCATAATCTGCTGCCAGCCATCCATCTGTGACTGGTAGTAACTCAGCTGTGCAGCCAGTCGGCGCGCAAAGTCTGGTACCGAGTCGGTGTAGAACGACAGGATTGCATAGGCCTGACCTGCCGCAATAGTTCCTGCAGTTGTCTTGAGCGTCAGTTTGGTAGCGCTCTGCACGCTGGCAACCTCATACATCTTCACCGTGCCAGACCCGGGAATAAGCAGCGCCTGACCGGGGCCGATAGACTGGGTGTTATCAAGGAAGTTGGTGCCAGTGCCTGTTACGGTTGTTCCAGATACGGCGATTGTGCCGGTGGTGTACCATGCCATTGAGTTTCTCCGGGCAATAAAAAACCCGGCGCGGTGGCCGGGCTATTTCATTATTTCTGCTCCAATCAAGTAAATAATCAGATCGATAAGATCTAAATCATTCACTTCAATCGAAATGGTTGAGGTGATTTCATGCTGTTTATAAATAACTTAAGGAATTAATCATGAAGAAGACATTAATTATCTCTGTAGCATTATTGGCTTTATCTGGCTGCGCATCTAATACGCCACCAATATGCTATAACAAAGCCAAAATAACCAATCATGTATATGACGTTGCGGTATTCAAGATTGAAAATGGCAAATATCTCGCAGGAAATCCATTCCATACATGGGCTGATAAATCACAGTTCGTTGACACTTCAGAATGCGATAAGTTAAATCCCTAAAGCCTGTCTGTAGTATGTGTCATAAACACTAGTCTGAATTACTCCAGGTGGACCGCATGAGTATGATGGCGGCAATCCTGAAGGGGTGTTGTATGGTGCTGATGCATATAAATCAGCACCGCTCGCTTCATAGGTTCCACCTGAGGTCATTCCCCCGCTATAGCAGTTATATCTTGTCTCTCCAACGTTAGGGAAAGACGGATCGCTTGGATAGCTAACGACGACCGACACCCCACTTGTTGTTGCCAGGGGAACGCTGGAACCAGTCACTGCACCAACCTGCATTTGAAGAGGAAGGCAGTTGTTATGCCAGACAATGCTTCCATTGACGTACATGAAAAAGCCTCCTGCCGGAACGTTTAACATCAACTTGGAGAAGATGTAGATACGTGTAGCTGTCATTGCGCTGCCAAATGCTGGCCTGAATCTTAATGACCAGAATCCGTTCTGTGTCGTCTCCGTCCACCAAACATGATTAAAACCTGATGAAGTCAGACCACGGTGAAATGCAACGAATGGCTGACTCGCAGGAATATTGGTCTGCAAAACCTGCCCAGCTGATGGGGTTAGGTCAATTACCTGCGACAGATTAAAAGGCGTGAAAGTTGGCGCAATTTTAAATATCGGTGGATTCTTCGTGTAATCATTTAAAACAAAGCCTTCGTAATTAGCAATTGTAGTTGCCGTAGCGGTGACGATTAACTTGCTGGTTATATCCACGCCGCTCCATGAAACCGTCTGACCTGAAACAGAAACGTTATACGTTATCTGCGATGCGCCAGCGGTTGTCCTCCCTCCCAGTATTGCAGCACTGAGGGTGAACCCGGGATAGCTATATGATTTACTCCCGGATCCAGATACCGAAGGAGTATCAACCACAAAATTAAATGCCATCGCATTGACGGCATCAAATGTGGTTCCATTAATATACGCTGTGAATCCATCAGCCATTACCTCTGAACCCCCATAGAGCAAACCAGCTGGCCGCTAGCGTTATACCAGGCGGCACCTCGGTTATCTAGAATGAAACGCCCCTGACCAGATACATTGCCATTAATTTCAAGCGTTCCTGCTTTACTGAAATTCCACCCGGTAGAGCCAGCAACATAGTTCGTTGACTGGATGTAATTGCCGATCATTGCGTTCGTAATGGTACCGTCACCGATGAATGCTGAATCAATGATGGTTTGACCATTCTGAATAGCGAAGAATGTCCGTGGCGTTGCGCCCACCTGAGTCATCACCGCAAAGCGATCAGCTAGGAACAGAACCTGAGACTGCATACCTTCAGGCGTGTTCTCTACTCCAATGCCCATGCCAGCTGCGTAATATCGGCCATTGACGTCCACACCCAACTTCACGCTGTACTGAGCGGATACCTTTCCATCCAGCGTGGTCATCGCTGATGCGGTCGTCTGCACTACAGCGTTAGTGTCGTTAAACTGCGCCTGAACCGTTTGCTGATATTCTGCAAACGCGCCATTAGCGTCAGCTTGAGCCTTCTCCGTGGTGGTGATACGCGCCAGCGATTTACCTGTGGCCGCACGCTGCGCCTGAGCATCTTTGTCATTTGCCAGGGCATTCTCAATAGCTGCCATTGCAGAGCCATCGAAATAAGCTTCCGTGTTCTGCGTCAGGTTGGCCAGTGCTTTATCCGTGCTGGTCTGTGCCGTTTGAAGGGTGCTGATAGACGATGCGTTTTCATCAGTTGTTGCCTTGACGGTATCAATGCGCTGCCCCAGAGCCGTATCGGCATCAGCTCTGGCCTTTTGCTCTGCGGTGATATTTGATGCATTGCTTTCCGTTGCAGCATCAAGGCTTTCCAACCTTTGTGCGGTTGCGCTTTCGTTATCCGCGACTGTCTGCTCAACCGTGGTTATACGGCTGGCATTATCATCACTGGTTGCCTTCACATCTTTAATGCTTTGGCTTAGAGCCTCATCACCCTCTACGCGGGCTGTTTGCTCAGCACTAATGGCAGCGCTAACATCCGCAACATCCCCGCTATTTTTATCCAGCTCTTCGCGAAAGTCTGCAATGTCACCCTGTGCAGCAGTAACGGCAGAGTTTAACTCCCCTACCTGCTCTTCAACCGAATCAACACGGGAAACAAGCTGTTTACCCGCATCGGTATTGAGAATGTCATCGCCAATCCAGTCCAGAATATCGCTTGCGTCAGTGGATGCCTGACCGCGAACCCAGTCTGTGTAGCCACTTTCATTTCCGGTCTTGTCAACCAACTGAGCGCGGTACCAGAATATCTGTCCGGCCTTCAGACCCATCTGCTGATATACGGCGGTAGGATAAGCGACATCAGCCAGCAGCATTGGAGAAGCGCCGTCTGCCGTCATGCTGTACTGAATTTCTGTTTTCAGGGTATCTGATGTGTTAGCCGGGAAGCCCCAGTTAAGCTCAACGCCAAACACGACATCTTCAGATGCAGTGAATCCAACAGGTTTAGGTGGATTTCCCACTTTACCCGTCAGCGTTATCTCCTGCGAATAACCCCAACCAGAGGAAATTTCAGCGGCGTTAATGGCCCGAACGCGGGCCAAATAACGGCCAGCGTAAATGCTCGGTACCTCAAAGGAGGTTGTCGAGCTGCGCGCTACGCTGATCCAATTGCCATCATTTCGGCGCCACTGCGCCTCATAACTAATAGCGTTCTGAACCGCATCCCAATGAACGCGCATTGTCTCCAGACTGATACCCTGATTTACAACAGAATAGGAGTCGATAACGATGTTTGTTGGCGCTGCCTGATTGCCCGGTGGAATGACACTAATTGGGCGCTGATCGATAACAGCGCCAGTATCAATGCGGGAGTATTTATCCGGGTCGTGAGCCGCAGCAGTAATGGTGAAGGTGCCATCATCATTTTCAGCAACAGAGGTGACGCGATATTGCTGAGCATAAAGCTCAGTTGACTCCACTACCCATACGCTTTCGGTTTCAGGAACCTCAGTGTAAGCGGTAGTCACTGTGACAATATTGCCGTTTACCGACTGAACAGTGCGAGCCTGAGAAATACCGCTCGGAAGATTCACCTGCAGGCGATCCCCGTTCTTTGCATGAGGTGCACGATCAAGTGTCAGAGCGCGCCCATTCACTGAACTGATGCGACCACCGGCGACACGACCAGACAGATATTCATCTGCTACTGCGATGACATAACCCGGCATCGGGATATCGCCATCAAGCCCAACGGAGAACGCAACCACGCGATCTTTGTTATTGGTCAGGATTCCCCATCGTCCCTTACGGTTTGCCTCTGACTGGCGGGTACAACCAATCGCTGTCACCTCTAACTGGTTGAATGTCTTATAACGGGACACAAGGTCTTTTTCGAATACTGGCTCCATGGCATCGGCATAGCCGTTGTCAGGATCGGAGTATGAGACCAGTGCAGAGGTATAGCGGGTTTTGGTCGTGCTGCTTGAGTAAGCAAACTCACCGTCAACCACGTTGGCATTGGTGAAGTTGTAATCCACATCGCGGGGCATATCAGCCAGGGCAACAATCTGATCACCGCCCCAGTAAGTCATGCCACGGAATATGGCCGCAAAGTCACGCATTACCGTATAGGCATCATTGCGGGTCTGCACGTACACATCACATTTGTAGCGAGGTTCTGTGCCGCTTCCGCCCTTCCCATCCGGCACCATCTGGTCGCAATACTGAGCTACCTGATACAGCGTCCATTTGTCGATGTTGGCAGCAGTCAGGCGATCACCAAGTCCGAAACGGTCAGTAACCACGATGTCGTAAAAAATCCACGCCGGGTTGTCTGTCCATGCCCATTTAAACGTGCCCAGCCAGGTGCCACTGTAGCTGCGCGTGGTCGGGTCGTAATTATCCGGCACGCGTATAATGCGGCCTTTCGGTTCACAGGTAATTTGTGGAATGCTGCCATTGAACTGGCTGGAGTCGAACTCTATGTAAAGCAGCGCTGTATTTGGATAACGCAGCTTGGCGTCAATGACCTCGGTATAACTTTGCAGAGTCATCGTGTCGCCAACTTTGGCGCTGTTCGCTTCTGCAGTTAATTTGCGGACGCGAATGGTCCATGCGCTTCCAGCTTGCGGTAAGTCGATGCGATGACTGCGCTCATAGCCGGTTGTGGTTTTACCCGTTACCGCAGTGTTGATAACTGTTGTCCAGGTGCCACCATCGGTCTGCAGGTCTACCGCATAATTGATGGAGTACCCGACCAGATCGCCATCATCTTCCTGTTTGAACAGTGCCGGCCATTTCAGGCGCAGACGGATTGCTGATAGCTGAGTGTTGGTGAAGGTATGAATCCACAATGTGGTGCTGGTTACATCGGTTCCAACAGCGATTTCATTCTCGGTGCCGGGGATGCCCTGAATGTAGCTCTGTGCCTGAGTGCCTGAGCGAAATTCCCACGCTACGCCACTGAAGTTTTGAGAGCCATCAGAGTCTTCAATCGCAGTGCCATCGAGATAAATCTGCTTAGCTGTCAAGCCGCCATAAAACTCACCTTCACCCAGAGCCAGCACAATCTTTGCTTTGGCTACAGACTGTAGATCATCTGGCTGCTCAGTAGGCGTGCGGGATTCGGAAGAGCCGCCTTTGCGTCCCTTGTAAACGGTAGCTGTAGCCATATTGCGCCCATAAAAAAAGGACGACTGAGCGCCCTTAAGGTGGTGAAAATAAAATGCGGTTACTGCTGATCTTCGACGTAAATTCCTGCAGAGATAATTGCACCACCAATGCGGCGCTGGCCGTACAGAAGGGGAACTGGATATCCCTGTGCTGCGGTGTTCGTAGGGCTTCCGAATGCGTATGAAGCCTGGTTGTCTGCATCCTGTTTGCTGGATAATCCCGGTGTCTGCGGTGAAAGCATTTGGATTACACCACCAGCCATCAAACCTATACCGGCGCTAACCATAGCACTACCAATTACCCCGCCAACCCCGGTCCATGAAGTCATCACCCCCACCACGGCACCTACAACTACTAGAACTGCGCCTAGAATCGTTTGAAGTATACCGCTGCGCTTGCTACCGATAATAACCGGAGCAATTCTGATATCATCATCGCCCCGATCTATCTCTAATTCGTCTTTACCAATATTTCTTTTCCCACTGAAAACGGCATAAGTAATTCCGCGCTTTTTACTATTATTCAGAAATCTTTCAAATCCGGGAAGGACCACGCACAACGCACGAATTGCCTCTTGTGGGGTTTCAACCGACATTCTGTATACCCGGCCGAATGAAGCGCCCAACACTCCGTATAATCGTATGTTTCTTATTTTTTCTTGCATGCTACCTCCAATAAAAAAGGTCGCCTGAGCGACCAATATTTATTTAACTCTCATCATTCTGTATTGCCCTACACCTCCGCTTTCTGCGGAGTATTCCTGATATCTTCCATCTGCATTTATTTCTAAAGACTTTCTCCATGCCGTAAGAGCACATTTGAACCTAATAGAAAGATTATGCTTTCCTTTTGGAAGATAAAGGTCGACATATTGGTTTTGTTGTAAACCAACAACCTCAATGTTGTCTACTTTAAGGACAAGCGGGCAATCATCGCCTAATGCTGATCCTGTTAACTGATTTACCCTGTGTACACGAACATTTGTGTAATTAGATTTAGGGGTTAGCAGTAATGGATCATATACCTCTGCAGTTTTCTCAAATGGCCGTGAAGAACAAGCTGCTAATGAAGCAACTAAAGTTATTAGTAATGCTCTTTTCATTTTCCCTCCGTTGATGATTATTGGAAGGATAGTAGCAGGTGTGATTGATTATGAGATCAGTTTCTCATGCCTGACGATTTTCATCGTTCGCTCTTGCCAATATCCACCGTAAGGAATGCGATTGCTCACACGTCCATAAATGTGGTGTAGCATCATGTTCCCCTCCAGCATAACCCCCGCATGATTCCACTTGTTCGACTGTACCTGCATCAGGATCACATCACCCGGCTGTGGTGCACCGGTTACCTCCACGAACCCGGATGACTGCCAGTTATCCTGATAAAGATTCTCCGGGTACTGATCTTCCCACCAGGGATAATCCACCCGGAAATCTGGCAGTTCTATGCCTTGCTCCTGCCGGAAGTAGCTCATGACCAGACCCCAGCAATCGGAATGCCCCAGCACGAACGGGCGTCCAATCAGCGGCAATTCATCGCGGGGCTGGATAGTACGCAGATCACCTTCAGGCCAGCTGACGATATGCCAGGGTACACCGCTTGAATCACACATCGCCTCATCCAGCGGGCTTGGTCGTGTCGTAGCGTCCGGGTGACTGTGAGCAATGCCTATTACCGCGCCCCACTCTTCAGCCTCTGCATAATCTTCCGGTGACATGTGAAACTGTTCAGTGGGTTCGGGTGCCAGATTCCGGCATGGGAAATAGCGCTCAACGCGGCTTTTCTGCGCCACCACTCCGCAGCACTCGCGCGGATACTCAAACTCCGCATGAGCCAGAAGCGCATCAATTGTCTTTTGACGCATATCAACTCCTGATTAACGAGGTTCCGGGGAAGCCCCCAAAGGACACTTCATTATCGTCGCCGAACCTAAGCTTGCAGCCTGTCAGCGTGCCGCTGCATTCGTCGAGTGATGGATCGTCAACGGGGTTGTTAAACTTGTCGAAGTAACGCGTGCCCGAATAATCGCAGCCATCTCCTGATCGATATTTGCCGCGAATACACCAGGTGCAGAGGGAATGAAGCTGCCGCGTCGGTATCATCAGCCCCTGCAAATCCATCGGGCTGCTGAGCGTGAACTCGACCTGTGTTTTGGTCTCGGTGCTCTTGCTGTCGATATAGAACACCTTCAGCTTTTCCTGAGTAGGATCGGCTGAGGCATTACCGCCAGTGAAGTTTTTCACATCGAGATACTGCCCCAGTGTGTCATGGATGGAAACTTTGGCCTGCAGCATATCGTCATAGGCGAGGCACAGCGCGGTGATCGAACCATCCAGGTTAGCAACTGTCAGCTTTGGTTGTGCGCTACTGCCGGTGGTGGATGTTTCTATTCCAGTTATCTGGCACGGCCACGCTTTGTATTCCATCCCCTGCCACCAGATAGACTTAGCAGGTAGTTTGGTTTCATCGCCACCAGCGGCAAGAATTTCTGCCTCAGTGTGCGGGATGTTGTAAGCATGGAAACGAAGCACATCAGGAAGGTCGAAAGCCGATCCATCCACTTCAATAAGCCTGACCAGATTGCCAGGCTCAAGCTTCTGATAATCACTATTCAGACTCATGGTTTAAACGCCTGTTCAAATGTGGCCGTCAGGTCAAACATGCCAGCACCCAGTGCAACCGGCTTATATGTATCACAGCGGTAGAGTCCAATTGATTCCAGCGGCGGTTGCCACTGAAAAGCACGGGTTCCCTGATGGTTGTCCAGAAATTGCTTTATGGCGCTTATCTTCGCTTCATTACCGGTAAAGGTAAGGTCCCAGCTTTGCGTGCGGTTGTTTATGCCATTCCCGGCGACCTGCGTATAACCATCACCGAACTGAACATTGCGGGTGTTGAATTTTGCCTCGCCCGCGGCATTGATACGGGCGCACCAGGTGAACACTTCAATTGCCATGATTAGCGCCCCTTCATCGCGTTCCAGATATCGCCGCCAGGGCGAATGTCACGCATCATGTTTTGCTTGTAGCGCTGATCGACAAAGTTGCCGATTTCAGAGCCAAACTGCTCCCAGCCAGAGGACGACTGCGTTGAGGTATTCCCGTTGCCGTCAATAGTGATGTAAACCTGTGGGGCACCGGATGAACCGCCAGAATTGTCAGCACCAATAGCACGCACGCCCAGAGAACCATCAGCAGCGCGGGTAAGAGGCATGATCGCTTCAGGACCCGCCTCGCCCATGATCCCGGCCCCCTTAGCGAAAGCAAACATGGTTGGCGAGCTGACAATAGAGCCGCTGTACTGGCTCAGGTCGTGGGAGTCGTAAACGCCGCCTTTGGCGTTGAAAGTGAGGTTGCTGAAATCACGCCCACTATTAAATGCCGTGCTGGTACTGCTACCAGCGCTTGCAGCAGAGCCGCCAAAATAACCGGCTATGCCTGATGCCAGAGTTCCTATGATGCCACTTGATGACGAACCGCCACCCATGGCGCTCACTACGGCCATCTGCAAAGCCACCTTTTCGATGATTTGCAGAACGGATATTCCCCATGACTTCCAGCTGACCTTGTTGCCTTCCAGCATTGAGGTAACATTGCTGAACACGCCATCAAGAGAGGATTTCACGCCATCAGAAACCGTACCGGATACATCGCTGATTTCATCGAACCAGTCAGCAAAGCCATCCTTCGCGCCCGCAACCCAGTCAGACTGAAGTGAATCAAGCTGCTTGTAGTAATCCTCCTGAATGTGCAGGCGCTCAGCCTGAGCTGAACGCAGTGCCTCAGTTTCACGGCTGTAAACTGATTCGGTAATATCACCGGACTGATACTGAGACTGGAGTTCGCGCTGCTGATCGAGGAAATCACGCTCAATGTTAAGGCGCTCTTTCATGCGCTCGCGCTCTTTGTCACCAAGGCCAGCACCCTGGACGTCAATACTTAGGGATGATTGCGCATTATTGTTCTGCGCCTGCAGGTTAGCCACGAACGCCGCAATCTTGGCATTCTCTTCATTGGCTTTTTTTACTGCGTTGAGACGGTCAACTTCCTGCGCCAGATACTCAAGACGTTTTTTCTGCGTCTCGTTAAGGCCCTGCAGCTTGCCGTCAGCGATATCAAACTGCAGCTTTTGCTGTTCGGTCACCACTGTGGTCTTTTTCCCAGTGGTATCAATCAGCTCTATCTGGCGCATGTAACTGCGCTCAGTGGCTTTAAACGCCGATTCGATTTTGGCTGCTGCGGTGTCTTTCTTCGGCTTGGTAGGCTTGCCGTTGGTTTCTCCCGGTGCAAGACCGAAATCAAGCAGAGAAGAAGCGGTACCCGTGTTTACGGTATCGGGTACGGTTAAATCTTTCTTCTGCTTGTTTAGCTCAGACAGGCGGTTTGTAAGTCCTGCGATTTCATCAGAAACCGCTTTGACGCTGTCATCCTTGCCCATAACCCAGCCAAGAAACGTCTGGCTGCCGTCATACATGCCATCACCACGGCCTTCAATGGTTTTGTTGAGGTAGTCGATACGCGCCTGAATCTGGTCAGGGTTATTCATATCGACTTTGTTACCCAGCGCGGCCATTCGGTTGCCGGATGAAGCCGCAAGCCTGCCAGCACCGCCAGCCGCTTTAATTAACCACCCAGCAAGCTGAGCAACCTGGCTTACGAGGTCTGCAATGCCCTGAAGAATTTCGGGATCGGTGAGTACATCCCTGATTTCAGAAAGAGAATTATTTAGCGGGCTGAGGTCAACATGTGCCAGCCCTGCCGCAATCTCCATTTTCAGGCCTTTAACCTGCGCCTCCATATCCTGAAAGAGGTCGTTTACCTTCACCAGGTCATCAATTGATTGCGGGTCTGGCGCTACGCCGTAGTCCTTAGCAAGTTGAATGAACTGCGTCAGCTTGGCGTTATTGTTGTCAAAGAGCGGCAATAATTTAGAAAGGTCGTTTCCTAAACTTTCTAAAATTGTGACCTTACCTGCGTTGGTGCTGATTTTCCCCAGCGCCTCGCCAATGGCCAGCATCTGTTTATCTGGCGAAACCTTTGACAACTTCTCTGCAGAAAGGCCAAGAGAGTTGAGTGCGTCAACCGCTTCGCCTGATTTATTCAGCACTGCATCGCCGATCTTGTCGCTGAGGTCTTTAAAGATGTCGGCCATGTTGTCACCGGCGACACCCGCTTTCTCAGCGGCGAACTGCCAGGCAAGAAGCTCTTGCGTGGAAATTTTGAGTGACTTAGCCCACTGGTCAGTGGCGTTAATCTGCTCAGCGGTAGACTTCAGCAGGGCAAAACCCGCCGTTCCGGCCGTTAGCGCTGCTGTCTGTGCTGCGGCACCCACAGCAAGAAGACCTGCGGCACTGGCGGCAGCATCTTTCTGAACCTGTTTAGCCCAGTTTGATGAAGCGCGCTGGGCTTTATCCATGCCTGAAACGAAGCCGCCCACTTTGGCGATCAGGTCAATCGTCAGTGTGCCCAGTGATTTGGAAGCCATAAACTCTCCGTTGGCGGCGTTATGTCCAGCTGGCTCTGGCTTCCTCTAATGAGATAGGCTCATTTGCCGCTTTGACTTTAGTGAAATGCAGAGTGAAATCGGTCGGGCTGAAGGGTGGCTGCTTGGGGTCTTTATTGACGTTGGCGATCATGCTGGTCACCAGACCAGCGCCCCACTCAACCCGCATCATTGGATTCAGGCTTCCATAACGTTCCCGGTACTTTGCCCAGAGCTGCGACTCTTTGAAGCTGATCGTCTCACGCGCTTCGGCGATGGTTTTTCCACCGATTCCGTTGAGGACGAGTTCGCACCAGAATTCGTCTTCGGCGCTGAGCTCGAAGTCTTTCCCAGGTCGTTAACTTCCTGAATAGCCACCAGCAGGGCTACAGTTAAAGCACCATCAAGCGCGCCGCGATCGGGATCGGCTTCACCAGTAATATCTGCAGGAGTGAAGACAGGCTTACCCAACTCATCGCAGATGGATGCAGCAATACGTCCGGCCACGCCATCAACCTTACCGCCGAACGCCAGCACATCAGAGGTGGCTGTGTGGTAACCCATTGGACGCACAAAGACGGTGGCCGTGATGCGGTTATCACCCTGCTTCCACGTAATTTCTTTCTCAACCGGGCGTCCTGTGAACGCACCTGATTCTTTCAGTGCTTCAAGTGTTAATTTCATTTCTCACCCAAACATATGGGGCCGAAGCCCCGTTGAATTAAGAGCCGGATTCAGCTTTAGGAATCCATGCCCCTGCGCCTGAACGCTGGATAGTGGCTGTTGTCTGAACAACGGTGTTGGCCTGAAAATCAAACGGGAAGTCAGCCACATAACCTTTGAAGACATACCAGGTACGATCAGCAGGAAGGTTAAGACCATCAACTGCATCGGTGTCGCCTGATGCAGCTACGGTGGGCGAGGATTCACCATCTGACCAGCCGATGGCAAACACCAGATCGGTCTGATCGGATGTTTCAGCAAGGGTGCTCAACATCAGGTGGCTGGCGTTTTTTGGATCGGCGTTCAGAGTGGCTGAAGCCTGAGCCGGAGTACGCAGACCTTTTTTATAAGTTCGCGTGCTTTTCTCACTCAGACAGGTGTCTTCAATCTGGTCTGCCGGGCTGCTGCCCGGGTTGAATGCGGTAATGCATTCGATTTCACTCACCGTGTTATTTGCAAACACAAAGAGCTGCGTGCCCTGCGTCAGTACAGACATGGTTATCTCCGGACGTAAAAAAACCGGCTATAAGCCGGTTGGTTAGTTGGTGAGGTGATTAACGAAGGACTATCCAGTCCACATCAAATGAGTAGCGGTAACGCTTTGTTTCACTGTCGCGGGTCTGATCACCCCAGCGCGTAATGTGGGCGTGAGGTTCAATTGCATCGCGCAGCGCAGCGGCCACTGCAATCGCCTGATCCGGCGTGTCGGCATAAACATCTACCTGCAGCGTGTAAGAATCTGCGTCAGGTCGCTGGCCAAGGTAGTTCTCAGGTTCACCACTGATGTTTTGCCATACCGCATAGGGATAAGTGACGTTGTCATCCTGAAGCCCAAAGGGATACAGGCGCATACGTTCGCCACCAATCAGCGCGATTACTGCAGGGCTTGCGGCGCACACCGGGAAAATTGGAGCAATCATGGCGGCACACCTTTCTTTTTGGCGCGCGCAATAGCGCGATCAATAGCAATTCCATATCCGCTGATGAACGCAGCAACCACAGCGTCAACGCTCGCATCAGCAGCTGGCCTGAGAAATGGCTGAGCCTTCATTTTCTCGGTGCCAAGCTCAAGCAATCGCCAGTGAGGTGTTGGAGAGTTGGCCTCCTTATCTGGATGCTTACTCAGCTTGGCGCCGTACTGAACACCAACCCTGAAACCAAGGTCACCGGTGGCTTTGAAAAGTCGCCCGTTCCAGCGAATTGCCACGTTATCTGCAATGCTTCGGCCTGTTTCGGGGTCATCCAGCCGTTTAGCATTATATTTTGCCCGGTCAACAATGATATTACCGGCTCGTCTCAGCGCTGACCGCCCACCTTTTCTCCGCAGGTCATCACTGATTTCATCCAGCTTGCCCAGCAAGCCATCCAGACCAGTAAGGGAAAACTCCACTCCGTCAGCCATCATTCACCCCCTCAGAACATGGAAGCGTTAGGTACTCGCGACCGCTGTTCGGATCAGGAAGAACACCTTCAATGTTGTAGATTTTCCCACGAAATACGATGCGGTCCTTGTTGCTGATTTCAGGTCGGTAGCGCACCGTAATGCGAGTAGTGACCTCACTCTGGGTAGCCATCGCGGCAACAAACTCTCGCGCCGATGAAGCGACCACCTCAGCCCTGATGGTGGCAACATCAACCCAACTTTCAGTTACAGCGCCCGTTACAGGGCTCTGTGTCTTAACAGTGCGCTGGAGAAGAACTCTGTGTCGAAGTCTGCCAGCCTGCATGAATCACCCCCGTGGCTTTCCGCTAAGGTAAGTAGGTGATGGCTCGGCGGCAGAGGATTCCTCAATTTCATCGGCAAAAGCTTGATACATCACTGCAGCCAATGCTTCATTGGATTCAGCCAGGCGAATCATTGCCTTTGTCTGTTCGTTCTGCGCTTTGGTCTGCTCTGCCATCGCTGCCAGTAGTTCGCTTACCTGTTGCTCGTTCATACGCTATTCGGCTCCATTTCTTGAACCATTCGCGGCGCGCGGCACACCCTTTACAAGACATATCACACCCCGTAAATACGATAAGGCTGCAACAGCGCTTCGACTGCCAGAGGGACTTCGTTTGCTGTATTAGCTGATACCGCTTCGCGGTTAGAAAACCAGTGACCTATCAAGAGGAGCATTGCCGTTCTAACGTCGTCATCCAGCAGAAGTCTGTCTTCATCGGTTGCGAAACCGGGATCAGCGTTGGTCACATAAAGTTTTCTGCGGGTCCACGTTTCAACGTAACGCTTAGCGGCACCGGTGTAGATAGTCAGCAAAGAATCTTCACTGGTGTCATCTTCATCGATACGGCAGTGCGTCCTGACCGTGACTAACTCAATCATTGCCATGGCAGACACCATAAGGAGCGGCCCGAAGGCCGCTATATTGATGATTAGCTGCCTGACGCAGTCAGGGAGCCAAACACGAACGCTTCAGGACGGTAGACCGCCAGTGCTAGACGCTCTTCACAACGAATTGAAATCATGTTCTTTTCGAAGTCGTCGGCGTTCTCGGTGGAGATAACCACGTTGGCATCTTCACGATCGAACAACTGAGCGCCGGAGTTAAATGCGCCTGTCAGGAACTTGCCCAGGAACTGAGTCGCTTCGGTAGCAACTACAGGCAGTCCCCACAGCGTTGGCGTGGTCAATTGAGCTGGGTTAGCCAGAATGTAACGGCCAAGCTCATCTTTGGTCAGTTCAATTCGTGCCCAGTCAGTGAAGTGCAGAACGTGACCAGATGCCGGGAAGCGAGCCAGCTGAGCCTGAAGCATTGCCAGACGCAGCACGTCAATACCGGTTTGCTTCTCAACGGCGAATGCCGGGTTGAAAGCTACGGCCTGCGGGATGATCCCCTTCAGATGCGCGCCGGTACCGTCACCAAAAAGAATCTCCTGCTCTTCCACATACTTCAGACCGTAACGCATCTCAGCATCAACGGTAGACTGAAGCTGAGCAAAATCGTCCAGAATCTGTTTGGACGCTTTGAACATGTGGGCGATGGTGCGGACTGGTGTGGTCTCTTCAGCAAATTCGATATCGCTGTAGGGCTTGGTCGTATTTTCCGGCACAACACTGGCATTGTTGGTGAAACCAGTCTGTTTCACGTAATAAATGGTGTTTGACTGGGTGCGTCCAGGCGCGATCAGGTCGCGAATGAACAGGCGCTGCTTTGGCGTCTGGTCGATACCAGGTAGGCGCGTTGGCGGCACAATTTGACCGGGAACATCAACGCTGGTCAGTTCTGCCTTAACTGGAATGCTCATGCGCTTACCGCCTTCCATGCTGGAGCGAATGTCTTTCATCACTTCAGCGGAAACCAGTTGATGGCCAACAGACTGAATAATATCTTTGGCAGCATTAACATTCATTCCAGCAACATGCTGTTCAAGATCCCCAACTGAAGCCTTAATTGTCTTCATGGCTTCGTTGAGGGCGTTATGCTCGGTAGCGATTTTGTCAACTGCTGCCTTTGTTTCGGTGGACAGTTGGCCAGATGTTTGCGCTTCTTTAAGGGCATCTTCTGCTTTTTTGCTGAAATCAGCCGAAACCTTCTCAAGTTTAGCTGATACGTTTTTCAGGAGTTCATTTACATCAGACATGTTCTTTCCTTATTCGCCGAGCGAAGCCAGCGCAGATTTGAGGGAGTTAATTGCTTCATGGTTTACTTCATCGACAGCGCCCGGCTTGTCGTCTTCTTCAGGGGTAGCGCCCGGCATACCACCTAAAGCTTTCAGGTGCTTCCGGCGTTCAGATCGGGGCATCCCGCCTTTTGCCAGAAATGCATCAATTTTTCGGATTGCTGCGGCAGGGCTCTCTTCATCGCTTGTCAGTTCATCTGACGAAAGCAACGCATCAGCCAGGCCTTTTTCAATAGAATCACTGCCGCCAATAAATGACTCTTTGTCCATTAGGGACTGGACATCAGAAACGGACATTCCTGACCGTGCGGCATATATGTCAGCCATCGCCTTATCGAAGGGCTCCAGATAATCCGCGTACTCGCGGAAATCATTGCGGTTGCCAGCGGCAACAATCCAGGCGTTATGGATCATGAGAAACGCACCCCGACCAATCTGGACCTCATCACCCGCCATCGCGATAATCGACGCAGCTGAAGCAGCCAGGCCGAGAACCTTAACCGTGACCTTCCCGTGGTATTCGCGAAGCAGGTTATAGATCGCGAGGCCTTCAAACATATCGCCGCCAGGCGAGTTGATATGCACCGTCACATCCTCGCCACCCAGAGAGCGCAGAGCGGCGGAAATGCGGTTAGCACTGACGCCATCGCCCCACCAGTCTTCACCGATCACATCAAAAATGGTGATAGTGTTTTCACCTGACTGCGAAACGGCTCGAATGCTGCCATCCCAGCGCTCAATCGCTGCGGCGGGCAAATCACGTTTTCCGGACGCAAAAATCCGCCCCTCCGGCGCTGCCGGAAGGTTTTTCAACTTCTTCATTATTTCTCCTAAGCCGCCCGTTTAAGCGGTGACTGTTCCGGTGGAATGTCCGGGAAAAGGAAAGCGTGAAGCTTCATGATGTTGCTGGCCTGCGCACCAATATTGTCCGTGCCAAGCTGGTCAAGAGGCGTCAGATTTACCTGCACCGTGTAAATATCACCGCCATCAATTGGGGGGAGGTTTTCAAGACGGCGAACGTCATTGCGTGACATCCAGCCATTTTGCAGAGCACTGGTGTAATAAGCAGATCGCCCTGCGCTGTCAGCACGAAGCAGGCCCTCAACAGAAAACTCGGCAAACACTTCGTCATCACCGTCCAGCAGGCAACGCCCTATCTCCTGCTCAATGTTCACCAGCATCGGGCGAAGTGTATGAGTAAGAAACTGCATATTCATACCTTCAAGACTTGATGCCCAGCTACTTTGCTTGTCAGCGTGGCCAACCATAAAAGGAGGTACACGATAAAATCGGCATATTTCTTCAATGCTGAAAGAACGGCTTTCCAGCATCTGGGCGTCTTCGGGATTCATCGTGACACCCTGATACTTCATGCCCCCCTCAAGCACCATCAGCTTTCCGGCATTTTTAGAACCAGTAAATCTGGCGAGGTAACTACGAAGCCGCTCGCGCTGTCCCTCATCCAGAGACTGTTCAGCAGAAAGGAAGCCGGAGGACTGCAAGCCGTTTTCAAATATTTTTGCAGCTGATTGTTCAACCGACATTGCTGAGCCAATTACATCGCGGCCGGTCATCATCGGCATTAACCCACATACACCGTCAAGGCCAAAACCTCGAATGTGCATTAAGTTTTTTACTGAAATAACACGCTTTGTCTTTCCATCTGTATAAGTGTATTCCAGCGAACCGCTATCCAGACGCTTAACAACCATGTTTTGCGGCAGTAAAGGAATTAGGGAAACAAGTTTTTGACCAATAAATTTCTTTTCAACGAATGCGTTACCACGCAGGCAAATACTGGCAACCACCATCAACATAAACCGCGATGGCGTCATTTCTGCATTGGGACGGCGGCACAAAACAGCATAAGCCGGATGATTTTTTGCAGGTTTCCGCGAACCATCCTCCTGCCGTTCATAGATTTTCAGTGGCAGGGTTGATACAGATTCACTTAGAAGTCGAACGCATGCCCATACAGCTGAGAGTCGCATGGCTTTATCGGCTGTGACTACCTGACCGCTGCTGCTGGTGCCAAACCATTCTTCCCAAAAAGTTCCTGTCGTCAGTCCGATTGGTACGCCCAACCAGTTCAGCAAGGCGCTTTTCACTTTGCCGGGCTGTTTATTCGCTTTCATCAGACACCTATCATTATTGGGTTTTCTAAGAATCCAGTCAGGTCCAGGCCATCATTACCGCCATTGACCAGCATTCGGCTTTTCGCTGTAAACAGCGCTACCGGCCCATCAATTTTGTTTTCAGGCGTAGACTTATTCGGGAATATGTTGTCGTTTTTGTCTGGCTTGACGGTGACGTTTGACAGCATCCACGTCATTACGGGGTTTTCATCATGGTGGAATTTATTGCCGTAAATCTCTGCCTGAACCGACTTCATTGATTCGGACAGGTTTTTGACTGTCTGCGCTACCTCCACCATGGGTAAACCTTCTTCAGCCAGCGCCAGGCTGAATTGAACCGCACTCCATGGGTCGAAGGCGATTTCCTTAATATTCTCCCCTTTCACCCACTCGACGATGTCAGCCTTGATCATCGCGTGATCGATAACATCACCATCGGTTAACTCCAGATGCCCGGCTGCTGACCACTTTCTATAAAGTTCCGCGATATGCGCCGGAGCCGTTTCAAGTCTGCCCTCTGGTAACCAGAAGCGCGGTTGAGAGTGGGTTTCGCCTGACGGGTCTCGCCACGTTTTCACTGCGGCGCAGATGTCAATTTTATTGGCGAGGTCAACACCCACCCACATCGGCCACTTTTTACGTTCGGCTTCAGATGCAATGCCCGGCATCTTCGCCCATCGATCCATGTCCATCCACGCGCTTTCAGCGGTCACCCATATATTCAGGTGTTTGGTGAAGAAGTTAGGCCGCGCAGCAACCTGCTCCTTAGCCTTTTTGGCAAGGCGGCGCATGTCGTCCCAGCGCTTGCAGACGCCAAGACCCGGATTTGCCTTGGGCCAGTTCGCTTCATCAAAGGGGTCGTCTTCTTCATCCAGGGTGTAAATGACAGCAAAATAAGTGTCATCGTCCACCACGCCGCGCAATACCTTTATGGCGTAATCGCGCTGCTCAAAGCAGATGCCTTCTTTGTTGGTTCCCGCCGTGGTGATAGCGAACAACAGAGACTGAAGTCGAGCACCAGTGGCAGTCTCAAGCACATCCCACACATCACGCGTTCGGTGAGCATGCAACTCGTCAACGATGCCGCAGTGGATATTCAGGCCGTCGAGGTTGTTAGCGTCACTGGAAAGTGGCTCAAACTTTGAGGCCGTCCGTTCCTGATGAATGTTCAGCTTCACGTGACCAAAGAGACGACCAAGCGTGCGGGGCGCTTTCTTGATCATGTTCTTGGCATCATCGAAAACGATACGGGCCTGATCGCGGGTCGTGGCGGCGGAGTAAACCTCTGCGCCACCCTCACCATCAGCCCCGGTCATATACAGGCCGATGCCTGATGAAACAGTCGATTTAGCGTTTTTACGCGCCACTTCGTTGTAGGCAGTACGGAACCGGCGAACCATCACTGGATCGCCGTCATCATCCAGCACCTGTTCACCACTCATCTCATCAATAAGCGGAATGGTGAAGCCAAAAAGGTTTATTAGGATGAAGATGTGCCATGGCATCAGCTCAATCGGCTTGCCTGCCAGAGCACCCTTTACGTGCGGAACGAAGTTATAGAAGTCGAGAATGTGCTGAGCGCGGTCCTCACTGAAGTAGATACCGCGTTCCGGCCCGTGTTCTAAATCATTGAGGAATCGCTGACACGCCAGGCGCACCAGTTCGCCAGCAACGATCTCGCCAGCCAGCACGCTTTCTGCGTACTGAATACCAGCCTGAACAGTTGCCATTCATCATTTGCGCTTTTTAAGAAATTCATCCAGAGGGTCGACTTCAGCTGCGCCTTTAGCACCAACCTTGGTACGGCTGGCGGGCGTCATGCCAAATTCACCGAGCATTGCCCGGATACGTTTCCACGCATCAGCTTTCATCACTGCTGCGGGGTGAGGTTTGATCATCCTGATCTCTCTTTCCTTGCCTTCATCCGGCTCTTCTTCACTGAAAACAGCGTAGGTGTAGCCTTCCCGGTCCAGCGTATCGCAGTGATGGCGGTACTCGGTGTAAGCCTCAACGAGCAACTCAAGCGCTCGCGCATCCAGCAGCGTAATAACACCAATCGCATCCAGTTCATCGGCAATGCGCTTGAACCAGTACTTACCCTGCTTATCAAAATGCTTGGGAATTGGGGGAACCCCTGAAGGGGGTTTTGGCTCATTTTTATTTAATGCTCGTTTTGATGGGTTACCCTTCACCAAAGCCAGATGTGTCGGGGTTTTCGGTGGTCCTGGCATAATCGAAAACTCCTATTAATGCTTGGTTGGGGAACCCCAAAAAAAAGTTTTCTAACCTGCGGCGGTGTGAAAAAAGGTTAGGCGGCGGTCCTACAGGCTAAGAGCCCTGAACTTTCGACCCGCCCTCCCCCTCAAATGATAAAAGCTCTCATTCGCACTGATATTATTGCAAATGCAACTAATTTCGTGAGAATGACTATCATTTGAGGCGTTCGCGCGCGGTTTTTCTCTTGTGGCACGGCCAGCACAGGGCTTCAAGGTTCGAATCGTCATCGGTACCCCCATGTGCCTTTGGTTTGATATGGTCAACGGTCTTTGCGGCTGTTGGTCGGCCATTGCGCAGACATTGCTGGCAGAGATGCTTGTCACGCTTCAGTATTCGGGCTCGCCTAACATCCCAGTCACTGCCATATCCACGTTGATGCCTGCTCAGTCCGTTCTGATGCTGCTGCCATCCTTCGTTTAGATGGTCTGCACAATAGCCAGATCGGTCTGTGGTTGTCTTAGCGCAGCCACGTTTACGGCACGCTCTCGGTATACGTTGTGGCATCAAGTCTCCACGCCCTGCGGCGTTCGGTGCGCGGTGTATTATCGGGGTGGCGCTCAACCGTGGTCACATCTGCATGGTCAACAAGCGAGTAGCACGGGTACACCACAGCGCCGCCGCATGCATCGCCCACCGCGTAATCAGCAGGTGACCCGTGATTCCAGCGACTGATAACCTGTTGCAGCTTTGAATGTGGCACGCTATAGCACACGCCGTGGATCAGGCGATTGATCGTGATGTAGTCGGTCTGACGCTTGTCCGTATCAATCAACTTGGTCGCTATCTCAAACTGATACTGTGGTGGCCTGCCTGTGCCAAGGTAGAAAGAACACAGCTCATCAGGGAATCGCTCCAGCCAGTTCGTTACCTTACTGACGAAGTCTGGCACCGGCAGCGCATCATCTTCCATGATAACCACCCGGCAATCCTGAGTGGATGCCCATCGCAGTGCCCGGAGGTGATTGGCATTCGCACCCATCGATACGTCATCTAAGAAAATTTGATAGTCAGGCAAAGTCTCAGCAAGAGCCACTGCCATATCGAATCTTGATATGTGCGCGACAATGGCAAACTTTATTTGTGTTTCCACCAGGCGCACTCCTTACCAACACCATCTGTTTTGAATACCGTGTGAACACGTGGACCAGTCACCAGTCTGTCAGCGTAACGATGGGCCACGATGCCGAAAGCGATCATATCGCCCACAGCAGCAGCGGCCTTCTCTTTCTGCCAGAATCGCAGTGATTCAATCTGGTAATAAAGCCTGACAATGCCGTGCGCGATTGCCATCACGTCAGCGCGGGAGCCACCGATTAACCCGGCGTTGAGCATCACATCATGCTGATGGTTCGCGAGAAACGACTGATACATAGCTTCAGGGTGATGCTGCTTTGCCCACGCATCAGCGTATGTTTTTGGTTCAGATCCAACGTAAATAGCGCCCTGATCCATCTCTTCCCACGGTTCGCGCAGCATCTCAACGTCAGTGCCATCGGTGCACCATACGAAATTATATTCAGGGTGATCGCGCAGGTGCTGCCAGATGTGAAGCCAGCGCCGGAAATAGACATTCATCTTCACGTCGTTAACCATCACCGTTGAAACACCAACTCGAATCGAACTAATAGAGTCGGTAAGAACAATCGCATGGTTGCCTTTGAGGGACGATGCCCACTTATCCAGTAGCTCAGGCGATGCCGTCATTTTGCTTCCGCGCTGCGGGTCTGGCTGGCTGGTTAGTAACGAGGTGATTACCACGTTCCGCTGCTGCCGAAAATCCGCATAACCGGTGTAACCTTCATCCCGGCGTTTGTTGTGAATGGTGACGTTGCGTTTAACCTGCGCCTCACGTTCAGGCTTTGGCACCGAACGGTCAACGGCCTGATGTTCATCAAGCGAGTAAATCAGCTTGTCAGAGCCAACCACATCGGCGAATGCCCAACTGGTTAACCCGGCGTTGTGAATTCGCATCGCCAAATCGGAATGCTCATACATGCCGCGATGATAGATGGAATCGAAACCGCCAACCTTCTCAATTGCGCTACGGTGGTAATAAAGCATCACACCGCGCTGGCCTGTGTAAGCAACGTGTTTGTCGTCGCGATAAAGCACCGCGATGTCATTAAGCTTCTGCCCTGTGGCGAAGTCCTGAAACTGATACGCGAGATGCGGCTCAGGAGATTCGATATATGGCCTTTCCCAGCCACCAGCAACAGGCCATGCGTCATCGTCCCACAGGAACAGATGTTCACACCCTGCATCAATCAACGCTTCAATGCTGGAGTTCTTCGCCGCCACTATGCCGCGTGACATGTGAAAGCGAATTAATCTCACACCATCAGGTACCGAAACCGGTTTAGATGACCCGTCATCAATCACGACCACCAGCGCACCGGCTGGCAGATGTTTTAGATGATGATCCAGAGCGCGGGATATAACGTCATGGCGATTGTGTGTGCTGATGGCTATACCGATATTTGATGCGCGGTTAGCTACTGGCGCATAACGAACACCATCAATCACAACTTCCATTCAGAGTTTCCTGCTGGTCAGATAGATATAATCCTCGGAAATGGTGAGACCACCAGCCGATGATTCAGTGTGTTTATGCTGAAAAGTGAACTCAGTGAATGCAGTTTTCAGCACAAAATAAAAAACCGCACAGAGGCGGTTTAGTTCAGAGCGGATTGACCAATCTTACTCGTCTCTTACCCACTCACCTCTGACAGTGCGGTAAAACGAGCAAATGGCCTTTTCTTGCTGAATATCGTAAATCTCTACAGTGTCGTTGTTGCTTCTCGCTTCTTCACTGCATGCCGCCTGCTCTGCTTCTTCGAAAGTGGTTGTCACGCAGTGAATATCATTGCAGCCGCCACCGCGTTCATAATCATCGTAAGCAAAAACGATAAAGCGTTTATTTTCTGCCATCTTTCCACCAATGGTTACGTTTCATTGGAGTATAAACCGATGTCGCAACGCTTCACAGCGAGGTCAGCCAATCTTCCACTTTTCGAATTCGAATAGTGATTTACTCTCGCCACCTTCAATTCTAATACGCCATAACGGCCATTCATTTCCTTCATCATCACGATCAAAGTCATCGTAATAGAGGATGCCTGTTACTTTTTCAGAGCCCGACATGGCTGCTATAGGACTTCCATCATTCTGCCAGGAAGGAAAGTCATCATTCCAATCCATAAACCCTCCAGTGCTTTTAGGGTTTCAGTATACCAGCTTCGCAACGCTTCACAGCGTGGCTAACCGTTATCCCTTGTCGGTGGATTCATTGCGAAGCGCGATACCAGGCTTGCCAGCGGTAAGTATTTAGCCGAAGAGTTCTTCCGCACTCCGCATTCTCAGTATCGGATTGGAGATCGGCATCACTGTCTTTCCCTGCCGGACTGAATTTGCACGGTGGGCTCATCAAATCCTGCGATATTGTTGGTCGCGTCGATTGCTCGCTGCCGCATGCTGACAGCATCATCATCAAAGCGGCACACAGTGCGATTCGGATTTTGAACATATTTCACCACATCGCGGGTAATGGTCCGGTAAATGACTTTGCCATCAGCATTAGCAGCTGCCGCCTTCTGCTCAATCGGAACCAGTTTGGCTTCAGCCTTCTGTTTCTTCAGTGCATAGTCAGCGTTAACTTTGGCGCTGTGGGCATACCAGCCATTACGGTAACGAATCTCTCCGTACCCAATGGCGGCGGCGATTAATGCGATGACGGCAAACACTTTCCAGTTATCAGCCAACCATTTCATTACTCACCTGCTGGCGCTGCCTGAATCACTACCGTACTGGCGTCTTTCTTGCCCTTCTCTGCTGAGTTGGGATCGATAGCAATACGGCACTGCTTCTGGCTCTTAAGAAATTCATTCTCACGCTGCAGCTGGTTTGCCCTGACTTCTGCATCAGCGCGGCGCTTTGTCTCAACTGACAGCAGATTACCCAGCTCACCAACCCGGTTTGTGAGGTTGTTCATGGTGTGAGCCAGGGTATCGTTACGGTCATACAGCGCGACATTGCGGTTTCGCAAAATCTTTACCGTTTCATTGAGGCGTTCGTTAGTTGCTGCGAACTGACCGTTACGGGCATTAAGCACCCACAGGCAGAAGCAGATGAGAATGACGAAAATTACTGGTGTGGCGTTTCGGATAAAGCCGATTACGTTGCGCATAGAATCCCCTTAGCTTTTAGTAAGCGGGTGATCCTGTCGTCCAGACCGTTTGTTCCACCGTTAATGACTTTGGTGATGCGGGTAACATCATCAGCGTCAGCCAGTTCGTTTAAGCCGTGATTCTTCCACCATGCCGCCGCAGACATCGCGGCCTGAAGTGGCTCTTTCAGCAAATCAGGATTAGCCACCAGGTCAGCGCTCAGTTGCCCGTTCAGAGCGGCGTAGTTCGCTTTGCCAGTAACCTGAATTAGCCCCCGACCGTGATAGCGGTACCCATCACCTGATGACACATCACCATTACCGTTGCGATTGGCGTAAATGATATTGGCGATCATCTTCTGATTCGCCGGGTGTGCCGTGTTCCGACCATACGCATTGGCCTGTGCAGCGGTAATGCGCTTGCCAAACATCGCAGTGAGCGCGTTCTCGCTATAGTTCAGCCCTTCCTCGGTTTTGGTGAAACCTGCCGATTCATGCCCAACCTGCGCCAGAAAATGCGCCTGCCGTAACGCATTGGTAATACCGAACGCAGCCATGCTGGCAGAAATTCGCGGGAACCAGGTATCACGCAGCGCATCAGATACGCCTGTGGCTTTCTGGAAATTACTGGGTGTCAGCATTGCCATCCCCTAAACGCTTGTCGATGAACCGGCGCAGTTTGGTTGATAGCCAGTCAACACCGAGAAATCCAAGAAAAACTGCAGCAACCCGCGTTGTGTCTTCGCTGAATTGCCAGTTAAGAGCGGAACCGATGATCTGCAGAGTCGGCTGAAGGAAGAACGCGAACACGCTGCACATTGCCGCATCAAGCAGGCGACGAGGCCAGGTGTCTTTGCCAACGTAAGTGGCACGCAGAATAGCCATCACTCCAGCTAAGCCTGCATATCCCGATTCGTTTTTGTGGGCATATAGCCAGGCAAGCAGGCTTGCCCAAAAGCCTGGGTCTTTTTCTGGCATTCGCTTCATCCTCACCTCCCAATGGAATAGGTCGGTGCCGTCTGTAGTCTCTTAATAAAAATTGCGCGCCGCCACAGCGTGAAAGGGTGAGAGTCGAAGTGATTGGCGGGCGCAAAAACGGAAGAAGGCCGCTCTATGGCGACCCTCTGTAAATAAAACCCTGACGCATTACGCGATAGTTTCTTGCCCCGTCGAGCACAGGGTTAAGCTGATCTCACGCAATCGCAAAACTGCGTAATTTTGAGATTTGGCGCGCCATCGCGGATTCGAACCCCGAACCAGCGGATTAGAACTCCGATGCTCTATCCGTTGAGCTAATGGCACAAATAAAAACGCCCGGCAGCTGGTAAGGCTTCGGGCGCTTGAGTCACTCACATGTTTTGCAACTGAATTCTTGAAGATAAGCAGTACATCGCAGTAACGAGTCTTATCACATTACCAATGATTTTGCGGACCGCGATAATGTTTTTTGCATTATTTTTCTCGGCTCTAATTCCGGGTCCATTTCAAGCCGGACATCAAGCCAGGCTAAACAGCCTTCAAGGAAGCCTTCAGCCATTTGAACCTGAATGCGGATCATCTTCTCATCGCATTTAGCGCGCTGCGCTAACTTACGTTTGGAGATGTTGTAAAAGTAATGCAGCACAATTAATTCGTGCTCATCGGGGCGGCGGGTTCGCAGTTTTGCCAGGCACGACTCAATGACCAGACCATCATCATCAGTGCATGACAGGGTGAGTTTTGAATCCTGCGGCAGCAAACCTTTAAATCCCGCTGCTATTGGCGAGTAATCGACGCCGCTACGGTCCGAGCGCGCCCATCCTGCCCAACGTTCTAATACCTGTGACATGTCACGCATATAATTTCCTCCACGCTTTAACTTTACCCGACCACGCCGACTGCAATCGAGTGATCGAGGAACCTGACCAGCAGTTCTAACTGACTGCCGTATTTTTTTTCAAATGCATGCATTCCCCGGTGCAGTTCATCGTGATGCGCCCTGCAAAGCGGTATCACAAATAAATCATGCGCCTTCGTTCCCATTCCCCCCTGACCATGTCCGATGATGTGATGCGGGTCGTCTGCTGGCTTTCCGCAGCATGCACAGGGCTGTGCTTTGACCCATCGTGTGTATTTCTCGTTGCTCCAGCGAATGCGCTTTGGGCGCGCCATGTATGACTGTGGTGATTCTGTGTCAATCTCGATGGTCAGCATCTGCTTAACCACCTGTGCCGCTTCCTGAATCACCTCCTGTGCCGATGGTTCCGGTTTGATAAATGCTTCTGGCATTGGCCCTCTCTCAGCCTGTGGCTTGGGCATTCGCAGAATGCGGCGGGCATGCGCCTCTGGTATCAGATCGATAACATCATTCAGACAGGCCCACCAGCACAGTTCTGGCAGCGTCATCTGATGGTCCGGACCTAACCCCATCTGGATGCAGGCAGAGTCGATAATCCACTGCGACAGATTGACCGCTGCGATATTTTCCAGGATACC